ATTCGCTACATGCTGAAGCATAATCCGGATGTGTCTATTGTAAACTTGGATGCCCTGACGTATGCAGGTGATATGGATAACTTGGAGGGGTTGCCTCTGGATAGATTGTGGAATGTGAAGGGCGATATACGTGATGCTGCTGTACTTGAGCGCACATGGAGTATGCACCCTATTGATGCTATAGTCCACTTTGCCGCTGAAACACATGTGGATAGATCGATAGACAGCCCTGATGCGTTTATACAAACCAATGTCATGGGGACGTTTACATTACTTGAGTTTGCACGGAAGCACAATATCCGATTCCACCATGTATCCACTGATGAAGTATACGGGTCATTGGAGCCATCTGAGGCACCATGGACAGAGGATAGACCGTATGCACCTAATTCCCCTTACTCAGCTTCCAAGGCTGCCAGCGACCATCTGGTGCGATCGTATGGGCATACTTATGGGTTGCCATTTACTATTACAAATTGCTCGAACAACTATGGGCCTCGTCAATATCCGGAAAAGCTTATACCACTGACTATCATGAATGCGCTGAAATGGAAACCACTACCAATATATGGTGATGGGCTCCAGATACGGGATTGGCTGCATGTGGATGATCACTGCGAGGCTATACGGTTGGTGCTCGCAAGGGGTAGGGTAGGTGAGACCTACAATGTCGGTGGGGATAACCAATTGACGAATACCACAATAGTACGGACTATTTGTAGTATCCTTGACAGCCTCTCTACTAAGGTTGAGTCATATACAGACTTAATAACACATGTGGAGGATCGTCTTGGGCACGATAGGAGGTATGCTATAGACTCCTCCAAGATACAAAAGGAACTTAGATGGCAGCCTACAAAGGCGTTAGATGTTGGGCTTGAGGAGACTGTGAAATGGTACATGGGAAAGGTGGGAGCATGAAAACAATAGTGCTTGGCAAAGGGTTTCTGGGTAAGAAGTTTGAGCAAATGGGGTATGAGGTTTGGGGTAAGGAGAGATTCCACCCGCGCATGAAAGGGCCATCCCAGTTGGCTAGACTGGTGAATTATGACGTCGTTATTAACTGCATGGCCAAAGCAAATACACGGTGGTGTGAGAAACCTGAGAACTTCCGTGAGGCGTTGTGGGTGAATGGGGAGGTTCCTCATATACTCAGCGCGTTCTGTAAGGCCCAGGGTAAGAAGTTCGTGCATATATCCACCGGATGTTTGTATGATAGCGGTTCACACCCGTACGCTGAGGATGACTCCATGACAGCCCACTGTAATTATACTATTACGAAGTGGGTGGGTGAGAAAGGGCTTAATGAGGGGGACTTGGTATTGAGGCCTCGGTTGCTCTTCGGTGACTTCGCGGACAAGGGTAATTTGCTCTGTAAGCTGCCTACGTTCACTCATTACCTCAATGCGTTTAATAGTTATATCAGCGTGAGTGTGCTTGTTGAGGCGATCACGGCACTGCTTAATAAGAGACAGTCGGGCGTGTTTAATGTGGCATGTGATGGGATCTCCACGGTTACGACTCTGGCGAGCACGGTTGGGCTGAAGGGAATAGGGATTACGGAGGAGGAGTTGCATGAGAGGGAGCAACTGTATCTGGTGAATAACATCATGAATCTTGATAAGCTGAAGCAGTTCTACCAGCCACCAAGCCTGATAACTGAGGTTAAGAGATGTTGGGAGGCATTAAAATGCGCGGAATCCTATTAGCGGGTGGCAAGAGTACGCGGCTATACCCGACGACAAAGGCAGTGAATAAGCATCTCCTGCCGATATATGATAAGCCTATGATATATTACTCGTTGTCTATGTTGATGTTGGCGGGGGTTAGGGAGATATTGGTGATTAGTACGCCGGGGACAGTACCATTACTTGAATCACTACTGGGTAGCGGTGAGCAATGGGGGATTGAGTTATCATATATCAAGCAGTATAAGCCGCGGGGTATTGCGGACGCATTTATCATCGGGAGTGACTTTATTGGCGATGATGGTGTGTTCCTGGCTCTGGGCGATAACATAATCTATGGGCATGGGCTACCGGAGCAGTTGCAAAGGGCGGCTAAGTTGGAGCAGGGCGCTATGGTATTCGCCTACTCAGTGAAAGACCCGGAGCGCTATGGCGTGGTTGAGTTCGATGAGGATATGAAGGTCGTGTCGATAGAGGAGAAGCCGGCCCAACCAAAGTCGAATTACGCCGTTCCCGGGATATACTTTTATGATAATCAGGTTGTGGATATAGCGAGGCATCTTACGCCGTCTGCCCGCGGTGAGCTTGAGATAACCGATGTGAATAACGCGTATATTCGAAAAGGTCAGCTTAGCGTGGAGGTCATAGGTAGGGGTATCGCGTGGCTGGATGCAGGAACACCGGATGCGTTACTCCAAGCGGCTAACTACGTGCAGGCAATAGAGGAGCGCCAGGGGATACTGATTGCCGACCTAGACGAGACTGCTCGTCACATGGGGTATATTAAACCTTGACAATGCCAAATTACACTATATATTGTATTAAATAATGAGAGAGGTACATTATGGCAGCGACGATAACAGTAGGAACGAATAGTTGGCTGACTGAGGCGGCCGCCAATACGTACTTCGAAAGCCGTATCCACGGTGATGATTACTGGACAGATGGTGAGTCTGATAATATACCATCCCTGATTACAGCCTATAAATGGCTTAATGCCGGCAGTTACTCATTCCCGACTACCCCCATACAGACTATGAAGGATGCCCAATGTGAGATGGCGCTTTTCCTATTACAGCATCAGCCAGACCTCGATCTACGCATGGGATTGCAGGCGCAGGGAGTTATAGCGGCCGGCGTGGTCAAGGAGAGGTATAAGAACGATAACTATGTGGAAATGCCTATACCGCCTATCGTAAAGAAGTTACTCGAAGGGTATAGTACGGAAAGACCAGTATATCTTATCAATCTTGCGCGGAATGAGAATGAGAGTGTGAGTTATGATGCTTATGGTAACGAAATCGCAGACTTATAAGGAGGAGCATTATGAGCAAGACAGCACGAGGCAAACGAGATGGCACGGGTCCGTACAAGGACTCAGCACAGCGCAGTATTAATAAAACAGGCAAACGCCAGCAACGGGGTGTACCGTGCCCGGTTAGAGGAAAAAGTAAACGATGATCGGTGCTTATTTAGTAGATAGCGTGACTCTCCGTATGGATAAGGGTAATGATAAGTGGCAGGAGCCGCTGACCGCGGAGGATATCACCGTGAAGGCATTTATAGAGTATGGTGAGCACCGTATACAGAACGCCGAGGGGGAAGTAGTGGTGAGCATGGCGAAGGTGTATATGAGGCCTCGCACCATCATTACGAGCGGGTTTAGCACACGGGCTGCCAAGACCATTGCGTATAAAGACACGATAATCTTTGATGGGATAACACACGCTATTATGAGGATCAGCAAGTCACGGGACTTCAGCGTAAGGAGCATGGACGTATATGTCGCTTAAAAGCAAACAGATGCATCTGGATATGTCGGAGGTGACGCGTAATCTGACACGGCTTAATGTAGTCATAATGCCTGCAAAGATAAAGATGGGGTTGACTATGGCTGGTACCCAGTTCATGATGGACTGTGTAACTGGTGTACCTACCGTGCCTATAAAGCGCCCTGACTATGCTGAGTTGACTCGTAAGGCAGGTGAGTTGCGGGCTTCTGGTGCACTGTACGTGGATAGGGTGAAGAAGGGATCTACTGTGAAGTATGGGGAGACAGCTACCGGTAAGTACCAGCCTATGGGTTATGGTGGTACTCCTGTGTTGCCGTTCAGCCATGAGGCATGTGTTGTGTTTAATGCGCCATATGCAGCAAAGCAGCATGAGGAGTTCCCTGAGAAGACCGAACCCACCGCTGGCAAGTACTTTATGTCCTCAAAGCTATATGGTAATGCGCCCACGTACATGGGGATATTGGCGAGGACAATTAAACTATGATAAAAGAACTTTGCACATATATAGCAGCAGAAACAAGCTTCACCCTCGGAACTAACTTATTCGCCATAAGTGTGGACTCCGACGACATAGATACATGCGTAGTCATCGCGGAACCATCACCAGGTCTGGCCGATGGAACCCTCTCTGGCGCGCGCCAAGTACCCCTCGTAGCCTATGCGAGAGCATTAACACGTTTCAAAGCACGGGGCGATGCCTACACCGTGTTCAATCTTCTGCATGGAACGTACCAGATAAGTTTACAGATTGGGTCTGGCGACAACTATATCTGTAATTTCGTGTGCAGGACGCCGTACCATGTTGGTCTGGATGAATCGGGAAGGCGGCATGTATTTGCGATGCCTATCGACGTAACAGTAACGAATATTTTATAAACAAGGAGAAGTACCATGGGTAGAGGACCCTTATACGATAAAGGACCCGCCATTGCAGAGTGGGGAGCAACAGAGATAGCAGAAATATTTGAGGAGATACGATGGACACTCACGAGTGAAAGTGGGGAAGTAACCGAGCTGAAGTTTGGGGCTACCCCTGTGGATCGCATATTCCATGGATATTCCGCGTGTGAGGTAGTTATTCCGGCAACCAGAATCGCGCTGGCAACACTCGCTACCGTCCTGCCCGGAGGTACTAATTCCGGTGGGGCAAGCGGGGCTGTGGAGGTTAAGGTGGCTGGAACAGGAGCCGAGGTAGGCAGGTCTATGTATGATAATGGTCGGCCGTTATATATCAAGCCTATTGAGGACGGTGTCGCAGTAGCTAATGGTAGGTGGCTGCGGCTCGAACATACTTACCCGGAACCAAATTACGACGTGGAATTCAACTTGACGGGTCAGAGGGTGTATGGAATATCCTTCAAAGCCCTTCCGGATGCCACGACCAAACAACTGTTCTCACTTGGCAAGGTAGCCGAGACTGATAACACGGGGTACTAACAAAAGGAGGGGCTTATGCCCAAGATTAACATTGATGAGCTGGTTGAACCTATTGAGGTTACAGTCGGGGGGAAATCCTATACTGTAGCTGACATATCACCGGATACCGCTAAGAAGATTACCAAATTAGCGGGGCAAGCAGACACGCTTCGCCGTGGTGTGGATAGGACGATTAAGCAAATCCTGAGTTTTGAGGATGCAGGCGATTTTGAGTCCGCCGAGGCAATGGAAAAGCAATTACTGGCTCTACAAAAGAAGGAGGAGGACAGTAGCATATTTACCTATATGGTAGATATCATGTCCGGCATCCTCAGTGCTGATAAGGCGGATATTGCCAAGCTCGGCATACGTAAGCTGACTTTACTCATCCAACGTATTATGTCTGTAGTTAATGAGGAGCCAGAAGCAAAAAACGTCCCAAAGGTCGCTGTGACGAAATAGTAGTTATTGCAACGGCCTTTCCGGGGATGTTTACGTGGAGGGGGCTACTCAACATGGGTATCCGGCAGAAAGGGTACTGGTTACGGCAGACAGAGGCCATTAGAAGGCAGAATATTGCCTCTACTGCCCGCGCTATCCGTATCGGCATGGCGGATGAGAAAGGTTGGCGAGGTGCGATGGATGAGTTGGAGCTCACACAGACGGCAGAGGAGAGCAAGAAGCAGTTGTCTGAGTCGTGGTGGGGTCTGAATAAGTTGTCTCAACAATTAGCAAGGTCGCGTAAAGGAGGTAAGGGTGTTTAATGTAGGAAGCGCGCAGGGGTATCTAAAGCTGAATACGACCGGGTGGGCTACGTCGATGAGGGGCGCGAATGCATCCCTCACTTCGCTTTCCCGCTCATTCTCCCGTATGGGTATGGTTGCGGTTGGCTCACTTACGTTGATTACGCGTGAGTTTGGTAAGTTTGACAAGGCTATCCGGCACGCTACCTCTGTAAGCGAGACTACATCAGCACAGTTCGATGAGATGTCCCGTATGGCACTTGATGCCTCCGTTAGGTGGAATAAGGCAGCTACGAGTACCGCACAGGCGTTCTACTTCCTCGGCTCGGCTGGTTTGACCGTGACTGAGCAGTTACAAGCATTTAACACCACTATCATGTTATCACGGGCGATGGGCAGTGAGTTGGCTCAGACCGTCGAGGGGACGGTTGATGTGGTTAGGGCGTTCGGTTTGGAGTTCGCTGATATAGACCGGATTGCAGACCAGTTGACGAAGACCGTGATCAGCTCCAATCAGCAGTTCCGCACGTTGTCTCAAGCTCTGACATACGCCTCATCCACAGCCCGTCTCACGAATAACACGCTCGCTGAGACTACCGCTATGCTCGGTGTGATGGCCAACGCTGGTATTAAAGGCAGTATGGCCGGTACGGTGCTCAGGCGGGCTATGACGAACCTTATGGCGCCTACTGGAGGCATGGCATCACTTGTCTATGAGCTCGGACTAAACATCTATGATTCCACAGGTAAGATGAAACCATTTATCAATATCATGGGGGAGATAAGCGATCAGCTCAAAGGCGCGACGGACTCCTATAAGAACATGGTGTTCGAGACATTGTTCGGGCGCAGGGCTATTGCCGGCCAGATTGTGCTGTTTAATTACGGGTCGAGAGCCTTACGGAAGTACGCCAGTGAGATCAAGAACGCAAGTGGTGTCACGAGAGGCGTTGCTAACAAGCAGATGAAGGCATTCAGTGAGCAGTTAGGGCAGTTATGGCAACAGATAAAGCGGGTGTCGATCGCAGTAGGAGGTACACTTGCACCGGCGATAGAGCGGCTCGGGGATGCCATACAGGCTAGGCTGACGATATTCGAGGCGTATATTGAAGCGAACAAGGACATGATTGCCGAGGCGTTGAAGTTGACGATGGTGTTTGGGGCTGCGCTGGCTGTGGGCGGTCCATTGCTACTTATTCTTACGGGGTTAGTCACGAACTTCGTGACGTTGGCTGCGGTTGTAGCGAGCCCATTTGTGGTACTTGTGGCGGCACTATATACATTCCGAGCACTATGGAACCAAACAACCGATGAGATGAAGAAGAATGCCAAAGATTTGAATGCAGCTATAGCTGAGAAAGCAAACATGAATATCGGCCCAACGGGACAAACTCTTGCCTATGGGGCTGCTGGTGCGATTGCAGGCGCGGGGTTAGGTCCGTGGGGCATGGGTATTGGGGGTGCAGCTGGGTTGGCAGCAGGTGGTATTCAGGCATGGAGAGGTATTCAGGCGCGGAATGCACGTCTGTATGGAGGGCGCCAAGTAATGGGTGGTGAGTTGCATGGTCGTCTCCCAGGTGGTTATATGATGGGTGGACGCAGCTTGGGTGGTATGGATAAGTCGTATGCGCGGATAGGACCCCAGAATGGAAAATCGGAAGGTGATATCAAAGGTAGCTTAGAGAAGCTAATCGCTGACACATGGGGGGCTGCCACAGAGCAATTCAAGCAGGATACTAAAGGCGTTATGGACGGTATCATAAAAGGGCTACGTGAGTCGAGTCCTGAGTTAGCCGCTCTCTTGGATAAGTCCAAAGCCGCCCTCAAGACTATCGAGGATATGCTTAAGGCGTTTATGCGGCCGCCTGACCCCGCTTTGACCAAAGTAGGGAAGGATATAGATGCTTTGATTAAGAAGAGCCGTAAGCTACACACGGTATGGGCTGATGGGCTACTCACGGACGAGGATGCCACGGAGTATGTAAAACGGTTCGGGATGCTTAAAGAGCACTGGAATAATGCGGTAAGGGAGATGTTCCGCCCACTCGTTGTCACGGATACGTGGGAGAGTAAGTTCGGGTCGGCTATGAAGAATATAGAGACATCATGGTCGGACACTATGAATACTATGATGAACGAGGGCGGTAATTGGAAGGATTTCATGGAGAATATGTTTACAGGGGTTCTGGCCTCGTTTAACCGGATGATATCGGATGTACTGGCGCATAACTTGGCGAATGCAATGTTCGGCGGTGGGGAAAAGATGACGGCGGGCACGGCATCAATATGGGACATAATTAATACGATATTTAACACAGATTATGGCAAACAGGGGCGTGGTGCAGTGGAAGCCGACTTAACAGAGGCGCCAACAGTATGGGATCCGAGCCGGGGACTCCCTGGGGTAGACCCGTACAAGGGGAGTATACAGGCGCCGGTGATTATCAATATAGAGAATAGAGGAGCACCAGTCGATATGAGCGCTTCTAAACCTGCATTCAACGGTAAGGACTACGTTGTCAATGTAGTAATGTCGGCGTTCAATACAGACCCTAATTTCAGGAATGCACTACGGGAGTAGACTATGGCTAGTTTTCCTACATTACAGCGGCGCGGGACAGAGACGCATAATCCGGTTGATGATGGTAATAATCTGGGCAATGAGCTTGCCCACGACCCTGCAATCAGGAGCTTGTCGGCTGGCGGGTACGTTACGTCACGGTCGGGGTTCACACGCTTGGCAGATAGTTGGCCTGTGAAGTACACATCGCTGACGGTAGCTAATAAGAAGAAGATTAAGGACTTTGAGCGGGTTACCGTGGTAGCCGGGTCTGATAGTTTTACATGGACAAGCCCTGGTGACGATACCGCATATACCGTACGCTTCCTCGGTAAGGTTAAATATACTCCTGAGCCTAATACCAATGCCCTCTTCTGGACTGTGGAGTTCATGCTGGAGGAAGTGTGATGGATAGTGAGTATCTCAAGGAGTCCAATAAGATAGCATCGCCGTATGCATGGCTATCGTTGGTAGAGATTACGACTACGGGCTACGCGACACCCCTGAGATATACTAATAACAACTCGGATGTATCATGGGGTGGCAACACGTACACCCGTATGCCATTCCGCATGGATGATGTCAATGTATCCACCAGTGGCGAGTTCCCGGAATTCAAACTTGAAATCGGGGATGTGGATTTGGCAGGGGATCTCCGTACGAGGGTGGCAGCCGCGGGCGGGCTTGTAGGGAGCACGGTACGGTTCATGATTGTGCATTCCGACCACCTCACCCTCACAACGGCAGCCGTAGACGAGTATGCGGATATCCTAAGCTGTGAACTCACGAATAAGGCAGTGGTGTTTACGATAGGGACGCCGAATCTCTTAACGCGGCGACTCCCGCGGGATCGATACGTGCCGGGGTATTGTCGGCACCGGTTCATGGGGTCTCTATGCCAGTACGAGCAAACCCTATATAGTAAATTGAGCTTGTTCATGGATTTCGTCGAGGGGGCGGCAGCACCGGCACCACATTACCTATATACAGAGAATTTCAGTCTGATTAACTATATATTCCAGTACGCGGAGCCGCGGGGCTATATGAGTGGTACAAATATATCCACACAGACATGGATACTATCGAAAGACACCGGATTCGTGATATCCGGTTCTGATTACAATGACGGGTTCTTCCTCGCGGATAGTCGATACGGAGTGAAACATAATCAAGTATTTGTGGTTCGGGGTGCCAGTTACGGGCGTACTTTTGTAAATGAGCCTAACAGCCCGAATGTCACTATTACACTTGGATATGATAAGTGTGATCACACACTCGAGGCGTGTCGGCTCCGGGATAACTCGCAGAATTACGGGGGCAGCCCTGGGATAGCCGGAGGTATTTATGGTTGATGTTAATGCTCTTGTCGGGGTGCCTTTTGTAAACGAGGGTAGGAGTCCGGTTCTTGGTATGGACTGCTGGGGGTTGGCAATGGAGGTGTTTAAGCGCTTTGGGATTGAATTGCCGGACTTCACGGTGGATGCGTTTGCGTTCAGGCAGATTGGGCAGCTTGTGGACGGGGCGATAGGGAATCCGGCATGGGAGGAAGTGGTACGGCCAGTAGATGCGGATATTCCCCTCGTGGTACTCATGAGGATGCATCCAGTGTATATCACGCACGCGGGGGTGCTTATTACAGGTGGAAGAGTCATCCATACGATGGAATCAGCAGGTGTTATTATTTCGAAGGTAGCAACGCTTAGGAAATCCATAGTGGGGTATTATAGACCATGTTCACAGTCATAACGACATTAAATCCACTTACAGGCGGCGAGACCTCTCAGGAGCATAAATGGGAGAAAGGGAAGCCTCTGTCCTATTATGTAGGGCATGATGGTAAGTGTATGGTCGAGTGGAACCAGTCTATTATAGAGTTGCCTCTGAGTGAGGTATATCCGGCCCGGAGAGAGGTGTATCGGGTTACGTTCTTGCCAGAGGGCATGGATAGGCAGGAGCGGCGTCTGCTCGGATATACAGCCATGATGGGGGTAAAGATGATCCCCGGATGGGGGCCATTTGCGGCTTACGTGGGTATGAATATTATTAATACTGTGCTTAGGGATAAACCGGAGAGTCAGAAGGACTCACAGTCGTACGCGTGGAAGCACATGGCGAGTCCCACAGCGGCATTCGGGAGCGCCATGCCTATCGTGTATGGGAAAGCCCGTGTGAGACCTACCCTCAAGAACCGCTATGTAGAGGTCGATGGGGATAAACAGCGGGTATATGCGCTTTACGGTGCGACAGGGCACCTCGTGGATGAGTTGAGCACAGTAGAGGCCCCGAGATGGAATCCAGACGTAACGTGGGCGGCAGGGAACGAGGTCAGGCCCACACTAGACGCAGACGAGCCAGGTAAAACGTATCGCTGCCTAAGACCCAATAAAGGTATCCATTATGTGAGCGACCAGGCTATGGAACAGGAGTATTGGAGGGTAGGTGCGGGTACTGCGTCCTTCGCAGGGGATGTGTATATTAATGGCAGGGCGTCTGGAGATTACGATGCCGACGTCAGGGTAGAAACACGACCGGGGCTTGCCAAGCAGACACTCATAGAGGACTTTGACGTTACGTATGTGAATACCTCCATGTCAGCACCTCTTTACCGTACAGAAGTCCCCGAGGTTCCCAAAGGAGCAAATGGGATGAGCCTGCGCGTTGGGTCTACAGCAGGTTGGGTTCGTTACTCTCTCCATAATCTAACATTCAAGGGGATTACTTACAAGATAAGCTACGCCCCCGCCATTAATGCAGGATTCAGCCTTAGTTATCTCGTGTGGAAACTCACCAAAACCAACCGATACTACGTGGAAACGGCAGCCCCCACCGCCGAGGGTGAATACCTCGTAGCTACATTTAGGATTAGCACGCGTGGTGACTGGGCAGTGGAGCCGGTATACACAATCGATGCTGAACCCACCGCGGATGACTGGTATTACCCCCCCACACAGGTGACGAACGCCCATAATATAAAACTATACTTCGAACTCCCGAATGGGCTGTACGACATAAGCAGCACTGGATCGATAAAGACGGCTAACTGCGAGATATTTGCTCAGTATAAGGCTACGGACTCCTCTACGTGGCTGAACTTCAACCTCCTTAATCTGGGTAAGAGTGGGACACCAAGTAAACCCTACCCGAGCGGCTATATATCCGGTAAGTTCAGTCGGAAGAGAACTATTGCTTTTGGCGTGTCCATGTCGGCCGTACGAGAGAACCCCTCCGCGTATCTGAATACGAGTAAGACTTACGAGGTTAGGACGGTGTCGTATTCGCTATCCGCGATTAACCTCACTAATATTGCATCTCTCGTGTACGGGGCATCGGATGCCGGGGGATCATGGCCTGGGTTCACGTATCCCGGAGAAGCCCTTGTAGGCATCAAAGCCCTCGCGTCCGGACAGCTCAATAGCGACTTGGACGTGCAGGTGGATGTTGAGAGGAGTAAAGTGTGGGCGTGGAACCCGAATATCACCGCTACTAATAAATGGCAGCAGGTGGATGCTAACAATCACGCATGGGCTGTCTACGACATCCTCGTGCAGGGGTATTATAACGCATCGTCTACGCTTATCCATCCAGCGTACCCCGAGCCGAACATAGAGGGGAATACATGGACTAACAATAGCGGGGCAGGCGGGACACCTGTCACATACACCGCCAAGGCAGAGGCCATCTACGGCTGTGGTATCAATCCGGCACGTATAGACTTCGACTCGTTCAACGAGTGGGGGACGAACATCAATACCATCGGGTATACTCTTAATATAGTGTTCGATACCTTCATGACGGCGTGGGATGCGATACTCCGCATCTGTCAGGAGGGACGCGGCATGGTCTACCCCATCGGGGCCAAGATATACGCATTCACGGACAAGGCCGAGGACGTATCACAGATATTCACGATGGGGACTATCCAGACCGGCTCGTTTGTCCAGAAGTACGTGGAGTCAAAGCAGCAGATTAATCTCGTGGAGGCGGACTTCTTCGATAAGGCTAAGAACTATGAGAAGACGAGTATCACGGCCCGGAAGTCTGACTGGGATAGCAGTCGGGATGTGAGTGTACCCACCAAAGTCACTCTCTACGGTACGGACACGTTCGACCAAGCGCAGTCCATAGCGCGGTTCATGATTATGGGGAGTGAGCTCCTGGATAACGTCATGTCGTTCGAAGTGGATATTGACTCGCTGGCGGCAGTCGCAGGAGAGGTCATCGGGGTACAGCATAGCGTTACCGACGCTGAGATAGGATGTGGAGGGCGTGTGGTGTCGGCAACCTCAAAAGCGGTTGTAATCGATCAGACGTTCACGCTGGAGAAGGGCGTAACCTACACCATGGGGATTAAGCATACAGATGGCACTATAGAGTACAATAACATCATCGTACAGGGATCCGAGACTACCACGGCCAATATGGGGTTTACTACGGCGTGGGTTGCAACACCGACCGCGTATGCCCCCTTTACGATATATAAGGCGTCCGAGGGGATTAAGAAGTACCGGATAACCCGTATCAGCCGGTCTACGGAGCTTATGAGGACTCTCCGCGTGGTGCAGTATGATGCAGACCTCTATGGCAGTTATGTGCCCGGGGACACCGCTATTGACGCAGCTCTCGGCGAGTTTACAGCGGCTAAGATACCCGTCAACGGGGATACCATTGAGACCCTCAAGAGCATTCTTAACGTAGCCACCAATCTCACGCTGCAGGAGATAATATCACGTAATGATGTTACCGGAAAGATTACATCCAGCATCATTGCGACGTGGGATACGGAGAACGGTGAGGCTCGGGGTGAGTGGGAGGTATGGTTCAGGGATGCAGATGCGAGTGATATTGACTGGGAGGGGGAGTGGTTGACCGGAGACACATACGATTATGGGGATAAGGTGGAGCATGATGGATACGCGTATATAAGTTTAGTTGACGATAATATAGGGCAGATACCGCTCTGCGGTGGGAGATCGACATGAGACCAATTAATATATCTAAATTCTATGTGAAAGGGCTGTTGTATGCTAAGTTGTTTGGGCCGGATGGGGGGCTTGTGGAGGATAAGGGGC